GAAATGATTGAGTATAAAAAGATCACTAGCGAGTTAGATATTCTTAAAGATTTATCATTTACCGAACGCTTACAACTAGCTTTAAATTATACTAATAATTATTTTGAGTTTAGTAATAATAATACTAATTTAGCCGAATGAAAATATCAGTTATTCACCCATCACGAAATAGACCTGAGAGAGCCAGTAAGGTTTTCAATGAAATGATTTCTAAGGCTGACAAACCTAAATTAATCGAATACATAATATCTATTGACAATGATGAAACTAAAGATTATACGAATATCCGTAGTGGTATATTTTCTCCTACTACACTTGTTAGCGATAATCGGTATTGTGTCGGTGCTATAAACAACGGTGCTAAAGCCTCAACAGGTAAAATACTAATGGTTGCCTCAGACGATTTTGATGAGTGGCCAAAAGGATGGGATACTTTAATACGAAAGGCTTTAAAAGGCTATAAGTGCAAATTATTAAAGACTAACGATGGCTCTCAGCAATGGATAGCAACCTTGCCAATTATGGATAGGGCATTATATGAAAAACTAGGTTACATTTATAATCCACTTTACAAGCACATGTTTTGCGATACAGACCTATCTAGCGTCTGTGATTTAATAGGAGCAACAGTTTATCGTTTAGATATTATATTCAAGCATAATCACTATACTAAGTTAAAGAATAAGGATGCCATTAACCAACGCAACGATGCCACTTGGAGCGAAGGCGAAGCAATATATTTAAAGCGTTTCAAACAAAACTTTGGATTAACTAAGGATGAAATAAAAGGCAAAATTAAAGATACTCATCATAAGGAATGGGTAAGGAGAAAATTGAATGATTAAACTCTCAATATTAATACCGTCTATTTTTGAGCGTAGTGATTCATTTAATTCACTTGTAAATAATTTAAAGGCTCAAATAAATTCCTGTGGCTTTGATAATAGCGTATCAATTATTTCATTAATAGATAAAAGAGGGGATATGTCAGTAGGGCATAAGCGCAATTCACTTATTGAAATGGCGAAGTCTGAATACATTGTCTTTGTGGACGATGACGATATACCTAGTAATGATTATGTATTATCGTTAATGACAGCCATAAACTCAAATGCCGATGTTATACCGATTAATGGTTATATGACAACTAATGGAGGCAATCAGTCATACTGGGAGATGGGTATAAATTTACCTTACGATACTATTAAGCTAAATGGTAAAATTAGTTATAGGAGGTTTCCTAATCATATTGCTTGTATGAAGAGAGAATTAATACTACCTTACAAGTTCAAAGATATTAGTTTTGGGGAGGATTACGAGTGGGCAAAGAGACTAAATGATAACAAAGTATTTAAAACAGAATATAGAATAACAAAACCGATATATCATTATGTATTCACAAAACAACGAAGAGGAAGTAATTCTTAGTTACTTTAAAAACTTTAAAGGTACTTTTTTAGACTTAGGTGCTTACGATGGGGTTGACCTATCTAATACTAGAGCCTTAGTTGAGTTGGGATGGTCAGGTATTTGCGTTGAGCCAAACCCAGTAATATTTGAAAAACTATGCGATAACCTTAAAGAATTTAATAAAGTTATTCAATATAGGTTTGCGCTAGGCACAGAGAATAAAACAGTAAAGATGCAAATGAATGACACTTACTATTCGACAGTTAAGCAGTCTGAAGTAGATAGATGGCGTGGCGCATTTAAGTTTGAGTCAGCAGAAGTACAGATGCTAGACTTTAAATCATTCCTAGAATTTGCTAAGTATAAGACTTTTGATTTTATTTCTATTGACTGTGAGGGTTTAGACTATGAGATACTAGAGCAGATTAACCTAGATGAAGTTAAGTGTAAAATGGTTTGTGTTGAAACTAATTCTAAAGAAACTGATAAGTATATTGATTATATTCTTAAATTTGAAGGTTTTAAGATTATTAGTATGAATAGAGAGAACTTAATAATGGCAAGATGATATTTGTAATTCATAATGATCAGAGACCTGAAAGGGTTAAGAACTTAAAGGAGCAAACTGAATATGCAGGTATTGATACCTTCGGGATTCAAAAGGCTATATTTACCAGTTCACCTAAAGCGGGAATAAGTCAGGCTCATCGGTCAGTAGTGGCAAAGGCTAAAGAACAGGGATGGTCATTTGTTATAATAATGGAAGACGATGTTAAATTTACCGACAAAGATTCATTTCTATTATTTATGAATATGGTTACCTTATGCCCTGACGAAGTAGATATATTGTTAGGTGGCCTATACACTACTTCTCAATTAGATAATTATAAAGGGATGCCATTCTTTAAAAAGGTGGATAACGTTTCGGGATTTCATTGTTATTGCGTATTCCAAAAGGCTTATGATAGATTTTTAGAAGCACCCGACAATTATCATATAGACAAGTGGGCAACTGGATCACAACTAGGCAACCTATTAACTTTAACCTGTTATCCATTACTAGCGATTCAGCAGGATAATTTCTATTCGGACAATAAGAAACAAGTTAAAGACTATTCACATTTACTAAAGAAGTTTGAACTATTTGAAAGTAAGAACTTTACTAAAGTTAAATAATGATGACAAAGATAGCGATATTTGAAGTGAGAGCGATAAGGGTTAAATACTTTGATTTGACAGTTAGACACTACTTCTATATTTTTAATAATTAGATTATGGCACAGGAAGGCAGAGATGAGAACGGTAAGTTCACAGAAAAAAACCTTTGGTCTGTAATGAAGAAAAGGGTAGGGCAACCTAAGAAGGCTAAGTCACCCGAATTACTTTCATTAAAGGCTCTTGAATTCTTTGAGTGGTGTGAGGGAACTAAGAATAAAATAACGTTTGCAGGTCTTAGATTATGGGTTGATTTTAGTAGACAGGATTGGAGTCATTATAAGAATAACTATCCCGAATACTTGGACACTATGAATCATATCGAACAATTATTAGAAGCTGAATGGGAGGGTAAACTTGGGTGGGCGGGTTCAACTCAGGGTGCTATCTTTTGGTTAAAGAATAAAGCGGGTTGGAAGGATGAGATTACTCAAAACCAAAACCAAACAGTTACAACGGTTCAACCTTCGATTATTTCAGGGAGTCCTAAATTAGCTAATGATGAAAAACAAATAGATGTTTAAATGCTCAACCGTATATTTAGCAAACTGGGAGGCATCCGAAGACACAATAGTAAACCAAGGCGGTACATCGAGCGGAAAAACCTATTCGATTATACAGGTTTTGTTTTCCATTGCAATATCTGAGAAGGCTACCATTACCGTAGTAGGTCAGGATATACCTAACCTTAAAGTAGGTGCGTTGAGAGATGCTTTAGAAATATATGAAAACTCACCCGAATTAAAAGGGTTAGTTACTTCATATAATAAGACAGACCGTATCTTTGAGTTTGCCTCAGGTTCGATAATGGAGTTTAAATCTTATGGCAATCCTCAGGATGCAAAGAGTGGTAAAAGAGATTACTGTTTTCTTAATGAGGCTAACGGTATTCCTTTCGATATTTATACCGAGTTGGCACTTCGTACTCGTAAAAGGGTATTCCTAGACTATAACCCTAACAATGAATTTTGGGTACATCAAAAAGTAATAGGCAGACCAAACACTAAACTAATAATCTCAGACCATAGGCATAACCCATTTTTATCTGAGAAGGTAAGGGAGAAAATAGAAGGGTTAAAAGAGATTGACCTAGACCTTTGGAAAGTGTACGCTAGGGGTATGACTGGTAAGATTGAGGGATTGATATTCCGTAACTGGCAATATTGTGACGAGATACCTAATGACGCTAAGTTAGTGGCTTTCGGTTTAGACTTTGGATTTACTAATGATCCAACGGCTATCCTTTCAGTTTACAAACAGGATGGCGAACTATGGATTAATGAAGAGGTGTATTCAAGTGGGTTAACTAATCCTGACATTCATAATCTAATTAAAGACGTGGTTAAAAATAATGAAGTGATAGGGGATAGTGCAGAGCCGAAGTCAATAGAAGAGTTAAGAAGGTTAGGACTTGCAATATACGGAGCAAAGAAAGGGGCGGATAGTATTCGTACTTCTATCGACATTCTGAAACGATATAAGTTAAATGTAACAAGGTCATCTACTAATTTAGCTAAAGAGTTAAATAGTTATAAATGGAAAACGGATAAACATACAGGTACATCTATTAATGAGCCTGTGGATTTCCTTAATCATGGCATTGATGCGTTAAGATATGTAGCATTAAATAAATTAAATAGTAATGGAGATTTTGACTACTCATTTAGATTATAATTCTAACGATGCCTTTAAAGACGATTTATCAATTTGGACAAAAAAAGAAACTATGAAAAAAATAACCATACCTGAATCGTGGAGCGAAGTAACCATATCACAATTACGTGAGATACTCCAGTTAGAAACAACTAATAAAATGAAGTACGCTATTGAGGTGGCATCTATACTTTCAGATACCGATCCCGAAACGATACGAGGGTTAAGTGCTACTTATCTTAATGAAGTAAACAAGTCTTTATCATTTATAGATGAGTTACCTAAGTTAGGTTACTCGAATAACTTTACTATTGACAATCAATTATACGCTGTAAATGATTTTAAACAATTTACTTTAGGTCAATGGATAGATATTGAGATGCTAGGTAAAGATTGGAAATCTAACTTGCATAAAATATTAGCGGTTATTTACCTACCTGCAAAGGAGGTGAAGGGCAAATTAGTAATTGATAAATACGATGGCATAATTGATGAGAGGGCGGAGGTAATGGATAAGATGAAAGTGTCAGAGGTGTATTCAGCATCGGTTTTTTTTTCGAATTTCGGGCAGGAACTTACCGTCGCTTCTTCCCTGAAAGCTATGAACAAGGAGATAAAGGAACTGAAGAAGAACTTACCGTTGAGGAAAAGGATAATGAGCAGTGGAGTTGGTATAAGGTCTTGGATAGGCTCTCAGGTGAATCGTTTGTCGATATGGAGAAGGTGGCGGAGAAAAACGCTTTAGCCTGTTTTCAACATTTAATATATCTAAAATATAAAGATGCGCTCAAGGACAGACAGATTAAAGCCGCTCAAAGATTATCTTGAAAAAGAAGGTAAGGCATCCGTTAAGGAAATGCGAGGTTGGTTATCTAGTTGGTCTATTGATGGCGGTAAGTTAGCTAAGTCGATAAAGAGTAAAGTCAT